ACAAAATTGGGTCAATGTTAAGTCTTGTGTCTTCCTTGGCCGAAGAGTTGAATTCAATTAAGTTCCAACGTGGTGGCGGCGTTGGTAGAACAAACGACGAACAAAATAGTTTGGTAACGGTATCGGACGGCGATGACGAAACTTTAGGCGATGATGACGACATTGAAGATGACGATGATGAGGATGAGGATGATGATGATGACGAGGATGAGGATGGGGATGGGGACGAGGATGGGGACGAGGATGGGGACGAGGGCACCGGAGATTGTAACGACGACAAATCCGTGATTGAGGTGGATAACCTTTTAGGGGCTGATATTAGCAAAACAAATAACATCAAGATATTGAAGCTCACATTGAATGCCGATGAATACGAGTCTGTTACGAGTGACAAGGAATTAGAAGACTTAGAGGACTTAGAGGACCTAGATGAAGCAGAGGACTTAGATGAATCAGAGGACATAGAAGAAGAGCAAAATGTATCGCTCTTTGATTTGAAATCGATTAACATTTCCAATTTAGAAGAAAAGGAGGACGATTCTATTGAACTACGCAAGCAACCTGTGAATAAATTAAGAAGTATTGTTGTTGAAAAGGGTCTTTCTGCCGACCCATCCAAGTTGAAAAAGCAAGAGCTCCTCAAACTGCTTGGGGCTGAATAATTCCGTCCAACCTTTGGAAATCCACCTTTCCATAAGTATTACGGAAACTTCGCGAAAAAAGCGTTTAGCGAAGCAAGAAGCCAAAGTTGGTCCAAATCCACGTTTTTTGCTCTCCCCCTTATCTGTTTTTGCTCCACTTTTTTAAAAGTGGACCTGAATAAAATTTTATCTATTACTAGTATAACATGTCTTTTGCAACTTGTTATAGTGGCTCCAACAATATCCATTTCAATTTCCCGCCGATCATGGCAGATGGTCGTAATTATGCGTCTTGGCAGCCGGAAGCTGTCATCAACAGCCGTATTCAGCAACAAGAGAATATCCAGTCCAACTGGCAATACCGCCAATTCTTACAAAAAAACGGTCTTCAAATCATGAAATACAATTCCAAGGAGGCTTGTTATGATCTTGGCCTTGATCCTCATACAACGACTAATACGACTCCGTCGTCCAATGTTCCGTTTACGTATCGGTCATCGTTTGATACCGCGAAACCCGGGTTCGGGTATTGTAATAGCGACTTGAAAAACCCTTATTTGACGCGCGAACAATTGAATGCGCGGATGATTGCTCCTACAATTACTGTACCAAAATAAAAACAACCTAATAATAAATTACTTACACAATGTATATGAAGGTTTTGAGTATTGATGTAGGAATCAAGAATTTGGCATTCTGTTTATTTGAGTCCGTGAGCAACAACGATTACAAAATTACCAAATGGGATATTGCCGACATCTCTCAAAAGGAATGTAAGTTGTGTGGATTTACAGATAAGTCAAGTGTTTGTGGGAAACCTGCCAAATTTACAAAGGACGACCAATGCTTTTGTTTGAAACACTCCAAAAAACAAAAATATCTTGTTCCAACCACCGAATTGAAAAAAATCAATAAACACAAAATCCAAAAACTAAAGGATATTGCGACCAAATATAAAATTCAACATGAGGATAATATCAAAAAGGCAACCCTAGTCGACTTGATTAATGAACATGTTGCCAACAATTGTTTCGCAGAAATTGGAACAGTCAACGCATCCAAAATGGACCTTGTTAGCATTGGAAGTATCATCAAGACAAAATTCAATGCCTTGTTTGACGAAGAAGGAACGATTGATTATGTTCTCATTGAAAACCAAATCAGTCCAATTGCGAACCGCATGAAAACGGTCCAAGGAATGATTGCCCAATATTTCATAATGTGTCAACACCCTGTAAAAATTATCGAGTTTGTCGCCGCATCCAACAAACTGAAGGACTGCGATGCTGCGGACAAGACAAATTACAAAGACAGAAAACAACTTGGCATCAAACGGTGTCTGGAATTGATTACCACTAACAACTTTTTCTATGAACAACTCGAATATTTTGCAAAACACGGCAAAAAGGACGATTTAGCCGACTCGTTTTTACAAGGGGTTTGGTATATCAACAATAAATTGACATAAATCCACTTTTGGAAAAGTGGAGCAAAACAGATAAACGAGGGGTTCGACGCGCCTTAGAACCCCCTTTTTCCGCGGAGTTTTAGCGAAGCAAGAAGCCAAAATCGCTTTTATCCACGAAGTTTCCGTAATACTTATGGAAAAAGCGAGCAAAATCGCTTTTAGAAAAAGCGAGCAAAAAAGTATAAGAGGGGGGCTTACGGGGGTTTACCCCCGTTTTTCTAAAAGTTTGTTTTGTTCTCTTTTTTACACCCTTGAAGATTTAAAATGGGACGATTTTTGAGTGATAATATATATTTTTGTTGAAAACAAACATAAATATATTCACATAACAGTAATACCAATGGATGACGAAGTCAATAATAAAATTAAGTTGATACAAGAAGAATTAAATAAAACGAAAGATGAAAATAAAAAATTACACGATGAGTTGAATGAAACGAAGGAACATCTCAAAAAATATACCGCACCTAAACGAAATAAGACTTACTATGAAAATCACAAAGAAGAATTACTTGAAAAAATGAAATCTAATCCAATACCGACAGACAAAAGGAAGGAATATAATAAAAAATATTATTTGAAAAAAAAGGAAAATAATACAGGCAATAATATTTAGGAATAAGAAATCATTCGTTTAATTACTTAAATATAAAATGTTTAGTAAGTATATAGAATGGTGAAAAAGAAGAAGTTGAAAGACGAATTCAAAGAGTTTCACAATGTTATGAGAAATACTGACAAGTCCGCTTACAAAACTTTCAAAATACCACTCAAATCTATTTTACAAAACCGCAATTTAGTCCAACCTGTCCTAAATAATTTAGTATTTGAAATGAATGATTTAGTAATCCACGCTTATCAGTTTATTCGGTTATATGTCATTAGTTGCTATTCCAATAAAACGACTTTACCTGTCATAGATGATACATTCATTTTGTATTGTTTGAAAGTTTTAGGAACTCGTGATGTGAGAGGACGACATATGGCGAATGTTGGATTATTGGAAAGTTTAGAAACATTTTACAATACCGAATATCAACCATTGTTAAACCACGAGAAAACCAATTTGAAAAACAAACCTCATTTACTACCGTATTTAGCAACGCAAATTAATACATCATTATCAAATAACGCACAAGAAAGGTTCATTCAACATTTTTTGCGTTTCGTAAATAAGACCACGAACAATATAACTGACGATAAATCAACTCTTTTCAAATTCAAACATCAGGTTCTTTCATTGAACGATGAAACGGATGAGATGTTTAGTAATTGGAAAACCACTCATTTACCTAACATTTTACCATCCAAAATCAATAAGTCAGTTCATTATGATGTAAAAGTCAATCCTATGAACTATTTGAAAGGAATGCTGTATATGAACGAAGTGTTGGAAACTGGCGAACACAAACTATTCCAACCACTCCCCCTCCGCAATAATATTGTTCCAAAGCATATCATTTTGGATACTGCTTGTTTGGTAAGTTTGTTCTGTCCTGAAAATTCCAAGAAAAGCGAACTGTTGAAAAACATAACAGCAAACCAAACGAGTGTATGGAATAATTTTCTTAATCTCAATCACAAAATATTCAAGAACGCAAATTACCAATTTCATCACCAAATACAAACCGATGGAGTTTCTTGTAGTTTGTTATTTATTAGAACAGATTTGAAAGATAAGAAATGGGGAACTCGTGTTCCTACGATTGCGGAGCAAGACTTTTACAACATTGAGGATTTATCCAAAGAGCAACTGGATGGATTGAGCGATAGGAATGTAGTGGGATGCGATCCAGGCAAAAAATCGTTGGTGTATATGATGGATGAGAATGGTAATAAATTACAATACACCGCACAACAACGAAAAATAGAAAGTTATGGGAAACGCAACCAACGAATTCTATTACAAATGAAAAATAAACATAAAATAACCGAAAAAGAAACTCAATTGTCGTTGGAAAATAGTAAAACGGTTGATGTAGCAAAGTTCAAACGGTATTTGGTAGAAAAGACCACATTGAATAAACAAGTTGGAGAGTTTTACAAACGAGAAGTATGGAGAAAAATGAAGTTCCGTCAATACAGTTATGGTAAGAAAAGCATAGATACATTCCTAAATAAAATCCAAGAAACATTCGGTTCTAATATCCTAATTGGTTATGGAAATTGGAGTAGGGATACACAAATGAAACATTTCATGCCAACGATGAATCAAGGATTGAGGAAACAAATCCACAAACGATTTGATACAATAACAATCAATGAATTCAATACCAGCAAACTATGTTGCGATTGTTGTAAGGAACTGAAACATTATAAAGATAAGAAAAACACGGATGTATATCGTCTGTTCTGTTGCGTGAGTTGTAAAAACAAAGAAACCGTATTTAGAACACGAGATGCTAATTCTGCCGTGAATATGAGAAAACTAACGAGGTCGTGGATGGAAAACCAAACAAGACCAAGTGAATATACTCGCAAGCAATGTCTTTCACCTGTTTTAGAGAAAACAGGAAAAAGTAAGACAATCGTTGTTAAGACCACATTTGTGGAAGCACAACTTATTGATTTACACACTTGATTTTTATTTTGTCGGCGGTAAATCGTCCCATTTTAAATCTTCAAAGGTGTAAAAGAGAGTGATATGTATACACAATGAACCTATTCGCTATTTTAGCAAGCCTTTTTTATACTGCTCAGGTGCCGATTGGAAATTATGCTGGAGGCAAGACGCTATTTGGTGAGACAATTAACGCTGTTGTGAACATCAACGACTCTGCTAGTTTGGATTTTGCGATTTCAGGGGATTTCGCGTTGGATTGTAAGGACGAGTCGTATTCCTTAGTTGGCAACACGATTGTTTTAGATGATGTTGATATTGTTGGTGATTGTGCGCATGACGCGTTAGTTGACAATCAAATTACACTCAAGGGGATTGTGTATGATTCTCAGCAAAACCAAATTACTGTTACCGCGAAATACTCAATTGCCACTGTAGACATTGTCTTGAATCCACCTTT